TGTAACACCATTCTTGAGCGTAAGGGTAATGCTTAACAACCACGCATACAAAGCGGGAACACTCGGCACAGTAGCATCATAAACAAATAAATATGGAGAATAAATAAAATGGCAATAAACACCAATCAGATAGCTGCGCTATTACGCCCTGGACTTAAGGCAGTATTCGGGCAGCTTCCACTATATCCGGAGCAATGGAAAGAAATCTTTACTACGTACCAGTCAGACAAATATCAAGAAATTGATGTTGAAATGAAGTACTTAGGCGCGGCTGACATAAAGGCGGAAGGATCGCCTTATGCAGTTGATACGATGGGACAAAGAACAGTGACAAACTATGTTCATAAAAGAGTAGGTTTGTCATTTACGATTACTAAAGAAGCTATGGAAGATAATCTGTATCAGAGTCAATTTCCACAGCAGGCAGTTTCTTTGCGTAACTCACTAAGATCAACCAAGAATATTCTAGGTGCAAATGTACTTAATAATGCATTTGATCCGAATTATCCTATTGGTGATGGTAAGTCTGTGTGTGCAGTAGATCATCCAATAGATGGAGGAGTATTTTCTAATACCTTAGCCGTGGCTGCTGATTTTTCAGATGAAAGTATAAAAAATATAATTATTCAGATCCAGCAAACACCTATGGCTTCAGGAATGCTAGCGCAAATTATGCCTAAAAAGCTAATTGTTGCCCCATTAAATCAGTTTGCTGCTTCTATATTGCTTAATACGCGGTATGAGGTTGGTACAGCAAATAATGATATTAATGCCATATATCATGGTTCTTATATCCCTCAAGGGTATGTAGTTAATCAGTATTTAACACATCCTAAAGCGTGGTTTGTTATTACAGATGCCCCGAACGGTTTAAAGCATTACCAGAGGACGCCGGTTGAGACTGATACATATGTAGATTTCCCAACAGATAATATCATGGCAAAAGCAGGAGAGCGCTATTCATTCGGCATCTCGGATCCAAGAGCTATTTTTGGTTCAGCAGGGGCTTAAAGCATAATCTTTACTCAAGGGTATTTTTTTAAAATAAGATCTTACCCTTGAAGTAATAACTTAAATATATAGAGAATAAAATGGCACAAAATACAGTATATCAATGGCCGGTACAAAATCTGCAAGCAGTATGCAAGACTCAAGATGTTGATGCAGGAGATAACTTAGTATTAAACGGAACGATGTCGGTATCAGGTGTAGCGCAGATTTCTTTTATTAGATCAGGATTTTCACGTTCAGTATCGATCAGTTCTACGGATGATCTTTCAGGAGCAACATTTACTGTAACAGGTATTCAGAACGGGGCAGGAATCATAAAAAATAATATTACGGGCCCTAATAATAATACAATTTATACTGATGAAATATTTGATGCAATAACTTCAGTGACAGTAGATTCCAATGTTACACATGTCCAGGTAGGGACAGGAGACACTGGGTTCTTACCTTTATTAAATGCGGATCCTACATTTTCAAGATTTAATATCAGGCACACAAACGGCTCATACGCTCTATCTGTAATACCGTCGATAGGAGCAGGAATTACATATACAGTTTGGACCACTTTAGAAAATATAAGCAATAATGGAGTGCCTAATGGAATACCTTTTGTCAATCAGACTAACCGTTTTTTCCCATTGTCTGAATCTTTAGAAGATGCAACAACAAAACAACTGTATCAGACTACAAACCTAACAAATTATTTACTGTTACAAGTGACTGCGTCTACAACCCCGGATACAGATAGTTTAGATTTAATAGTTATGCAGTCTTAAGGATATGACCGAGTGGAAAAGAAACAGGATTTTGAAAGCTGAAAAGATAGCAGTGGCAAAGGCGAATAAGAAAAGTAACGACGCAAGTTATATTGGTAATATTTTTAATAAAATCAGAAATAAGATTGTAAAAATAATCAAAAAGTTTAGGAAATAATAGAAAATGGCTACATCAGGAACATATAATTTTCAGTCAGTGCAGACAGAGCTTTTAATTAGGGAAGCATATGAGAGAATTGGGATTTTAGGGGAGTTTGTAGAACCGCAAAAGCTTGATTCTGCTAAAAGAAGTATTGACTTGTTGTTATTAGAATGGATGAGTAAAAGCGTTAACTTATGGACGTTAGAGACGGCTTATTTAACTTTAGTACCGGGGCAAGGACAATATATATTACCGAGTTACGTGAGTGATATTATACAGGTAAATAGTAGAACATATCTCGGTGGTGGAGATATTATAATAGTAAATAATAGAGCGTATAGACGTCAATTAGGCGGGTCAGCGCTAACAAACGGTGAAGCGGCAAATGATGAAAACGCAGTAGCGCTAAATGCATTTGATGGGAATAGCTTAACTGCATGTATTCAAGCTGAAAACAACGGTAACATTTCGTATAGTTATGCAGTAGATACGGTAATTAGCTTGATCGGACTGCAATCAAATACTAATACTTTTTATTCGATTATAGTAGAAGTTTCGCAAAATGTCTTAGATGACAATAGTTGGGTAGAGTTATTTGCTATTACTCCTCAAATCTTTACTCAAGGAGTAATTAAATGGATAGATGTCCCGATCACAACTAGCGCAAAAAGCTATAGAATTAGAGAGACAGGCGGGGCAACATTAAGTCTTCAGGAAATTTATTTTTGTACTAGTGTTGATAATACTATTGATACTCCTATTGCAAACGTAAGCAGATATGAATTTTTATCTTTTCCGAATAAGCAATTACCAGGAAAACCGAATATTTATTATCTGGATCGTCAAATAACGCCGATCTTAAATTTCTGGCCGATTCCTGATACCACGTATTATATATCTTATTCATATAAAAAAATGATTCAAGATGTGGGATCAGTAGGAGCAGTTTATACGAATAATTTAGAAATTCCTGCAAGATTTTATCCGGCGTTGGTATGGGGATTAAGTTGGATGCTGGCAATAAAGTATAAGGCGGAAAAAGCTCCGATGTTGCAAGCAGAATATGAAAGATCATTTCAATTAGCGACTGATGAAGATACGGAAAGAGACACAATACGAATATATGCCTCTTACGATAATTACGGGTATTATACATGAGCATGAAATATAAAGGTAAATATGTAAGGATTAATCCAAAAGACCCGAACGCTCTTGGAGTATGTGATGATAGCGGTTTTGTATTTAATCATAAAGATTTATGTAAACAGATGGAGTGGAGGGGTGATAATTTAGTATGGACCGGTCTTATGAAAGGCAGACCTTATTTGGATGTACCTTCTGAGCAAAATAGACCGCCTAAAGTAACCCGGGACCCGATTCCGGTTGCTAATCCGAGGTTACCAACGCCGTATACTGATCCTGAGGCGAATCAAGTATTACCGTATGATCAGTTGATTAATAAACTTAATAAAGCGCATTGGAATTAGATATGAGTGATATTATACTAAGAGGCGATCCTAATACATTGCGCATCCTAGAATTTGATGGCGGGGGTGAAAGAGGTTATTTATCCGATCAGTTTTTTAAGTTACTTATAGAGGGGTGGGGAATTAATGATGACGAAGTATGGAAATATTTTGACGTCATTTGTGGAACTTCAATTGGAGGCATAATAACACTTGCTCTAGCTGCAGGCATACCATTGAGTACAATTGAAGAATTTTTTACAAGTACCGGAAAGTTTATATTTAGCTTATCTTCAATTATTCCTTCATTAAGACCTAATAGTGTTGAACAATTTGCTTTCATAAGTCAACAAATCCCATTTTATCAATCATCCGGGCCTACAGAAGATGATTATGGTGCTGGGTTACTACGTAAAACAATACGTGAGTTACTTGGTTCGATTACTCTTAAGGAGTTAAAAACTAATGTAATAATACCAACAATTAGAAAAGATCCTATTATTAACCCTGAAGATGGCACGACCACTTATAAATATACGTTTGTTACATTCTCAAATATAGATCATCCCGAATTTGAAGGTATGGATGAATTAGCTAGCGATATAGCATTATGTACTAGTGCAGCTCCGGTATACTTACCTGAATATACATTTGTTAATAGTAAAGGAGAGACTCATACCTATATAGACGGAGGTATATTTCAGAATAATCCTGCCATTTTCGGTAGAAATATTGCTCAGATTATAAAACCGACATTGAGAAGGACATGTATATTATCTATAGGAACCGGGCTTGGGGCAATAAATTTCGATTTGGAATATGAAGCCCCACCGCCTGAAGATCCTCCTATAGACCCACCAGAAGATCCTCCAGAGGAGCCATCTTTGCTTGTAAGAAAGAAATTGGTATCTAAACAAATGGAAACTTTTATTTACGGACGTAAATATGGTCATTCGCTATCAAAGGAAAGTTTATTTGACGATCCTACAGTAGATCCTATTGAGATTATAGGTAATTTGCTAGATGCCATAAAAAATTTAAAACAATTATTTACGCTAGCAATGACTGGAGGGCAGGAATCAGTTGCCAGATCATTATATCTAGAATCAGAATATGGCGGTAATCAGCTATATCACTATAGATTTCAACCGGAGCTAGATCCTACTTTAGATACGGAGTTAGACAATACTGATGATGATATACTTCAGTATTACAGAGATACAGCGCAACAATGGTATGACGAAGATATAACTAATATTACAAACTTTTTGGGTCATTTAAGGCGATGAAATACGACGTGCTACATAACTTTATATCACCTGTAACCGGTAGAATACTAGTCGATACCGATTATACTATTGTGGGAAATGGCAATGGAGTAGGAATTCCTTCACCGATTTTAATTGATATACAGCTAGATATAATAGAAATCAGAACAAACTATAATACTCTAAGACAAGCATCTTTTGTAATCGGAGAGCAGAATGATCAACTGCCATATGCTCAAGTACTTAACACTATGGGGAATGGATATATATACAGTACGGATGGTGTTGTTAGAACCGATGATGTTATATTGCTAGATCACCTGACGGAACTTCAAGATACATATGTCTGGGTTGGGGGAACTGTAGAAGTACCGGTAGAAGGTGGTGAAGAAGGAGAAACAACAACTATACATAACAGACCTATTCCTGTTCCACATATAGAACTAAATAATTTGCCTAATCTAACTGAAGGTAATTTATGGATGGGAGATGGAGATGGTAGACCGCAAGAAACAGTAACGATTACTATTGACAATCTTCCAGCTCTTCCTACAGCAGAAGCGGTGGAAAATCCTATAATAGCCCCAGACGCCTGTTTTTGGTTAAGTGATGGTGGTATTGAAGGAAGACCACAAGTGACGCTCTTTGTTGAGGCGGTAACAGAAGTGGCGCTCGAGGTTATAGCAGATGCTGCAGGAGAATTTTATGCTATACCTAACGCAGTCAATTTCTTAAGTATCGGGTTAACCGGCTTAGCTGTAAACAGTAATGCATCGGAACTTGATATACAAATTCTAAATAATGCTGTCGGTGAGCTGGCTATTGATATTGCAAGACTTAATGAAGATACAGCAGAGCTGAGAATTGATATCGATGCAATAAGTGATACGGTAACAAGGCTAGACAGTAATGTCGCTGAACTTAATTATGTAGTTTTAGGCTTGTTTAGTAATGTTATCGAGCTTAACGCGTACATATGCCAGATATCAAATACAATAAATAATTTAAGATTAAATAATATTTCTGCTGATGGAAATGTTTCGTTATATAATTATCGGATAATTGATTTAGCGGATCCCATAGATCCTCAAGATGGCGCAACTAAGGCTTATGTAGATAGTGCCGTAACCGGAAGTGCAGGTAGTCTTACTATTGAAGGTTTTGTAGTTGGGGGGCCACCGGTCGATAATGTTATTACAACAACAAGAGGGCCTACTTGTTTGCTGACTAATATTCCGGCTGGCGGGGATGTCAGCATGGATAATTATAGAGTAACCAATTTAAAACAATCTCCTGAAGGGGATTTTGATGCGGTAAGTTTTAAGTTTTTATGGGACCTAATGCATGACGAGGTAGAAATATTATGGCCTTAAGTAATATAACGGTAAAAGGTGTAACTCCTGATTTATCGATATTAGGGAATTACCAAAGATTTAGCTATGAGGATAATTTAACTTCATTTCAGTTAGATAATATATTTGTATCTACAACGCTGATACCGGCTCAAATGAATTTTGAATTTAGGAACAATCAATTATCTGGGTTTCGTTGGTATCATACTACAACCGATACTGATAGTTTCGGTTCTTTAGCATTACAGAGTTTTGTCAATGCAGAACCTGATGGAACAGATATAATGATTTTTGGGCAAGATGGTTCTATTAATTTTATTGCTCCTATTACTATTAGTTCTCTTAGTGTAGGACATAATCTTGATATGAATGATTATCGGATAATTAATTTAGCGGATCCTGAAGATCCTCAAGATGGAGCAACTAAGGCTTATGTAGATGGTAAAACTATAACTCTTACTGGAGCAGTAACTGGTACAGGTGTATTGGGAACAATTGCAACAACATTGACGGCAATTACAGTATCACAGATAAGTAACTTTGATGCATCAGTAAAGGCATATAGATTAGATCAGTTTGCGGCACCTATTACATCAGTATCTTTTGGTAGTCAGAAAATAACTAACTTATTGACACCAACGCTTACCACAGATGCGGCAACAAAAGGATATGTAGATAGTGCAGTAGGTTCAGGAAGTATAACATTAACAGGAGCAGTTACAGGGACGGGAACTGGTACAATTAGTACAACTCTGACTAATATAAATACAAGCCAAATAAGTAACTTTGAT